AATTGATATCCATTATGCTGCAATCTGCATGTAAGAGCACTAGTAGACAGTCTATGCACATACGAACTAGCATTCATAGATTGAGCTTCAATGCCTGGGATTATTCCAAATGAGGGGCTAGAGATATGCCAACTTTGGAATGCAGAGCCTGTTCCATCCCCTAAGAATCTAACGGTTAAATCTGATTGCAATTCATCCTGAAACCCATAGAAGTTTACTGGAATAGTTACAAATTTCCAATTAGCTGATTTAGCCACCTTTAAAGGCAAAGCTTCAATAGGGTTAGTAATCCATGCGGAGTGATTGCCAGTGTTTCCGCTAAACGCATAAAGATTTCCTGTCGAGCTTCTTAGTTCTACGGTTAAGTCTTTAGCACTTGCGTGTTCTGATTTACACCAAAAAGATAAGTTATACCCATCTGGGAATAAGTCTGCTCGATTAGTGGGAAATCCTTCGCTTGTTAAATGGTTAGCTTCTGCAGGGATTTTAAATGTTTGCTCTATATACGCGACTGCTCCTGCGTTTGCGGTTATTAAACTTGTGGACGAAGCTCGTAAATCAACGTAAGTATTAGATTTTTGGTCTAGCCCTAAGGAAAGGGCTGATGTAGCATATCTAACACTTCCACTTCCATCACTCGTTGATGCAAAGTCTATATTATCATTAGGAGTAGTAGAGTCATTTATCGGGCTATACGCGGTCCAGCCTGTAAAGTCAGCAAGTTGTACTTGTTTAGCTTCCTCGGAATTTGCGGCTCCTACAGGAGGAGATACATAACTTTCAAACTTCGTATTACTTAAATAACTAGAGCCACTTAGAAAATAATTATTATCTATTGCGGAAGCAGAATCAGCTTGTAACAAGTTAGGTCCAGTACCCGAGAAAGTATAGTTGTGAATCCTTGGCTCTAGGTTATAAAATCTTCCTACAGTTGTCCCAGAAGCTAATGTGGCTGTTAAGTGGCGAGAGTTTCTGTATCTGAAATTCTGTTTAGCAGACCCTAAAGTCATAGCTTTAACGCCTAATGCTGATGCGGCGGTGGAATAACAAGTTTGCTGAACTAAAGAAGAAGGCTCAGGGTTTAAGGTAAGTATATCTACAACATGCTCCCCCGCACTATCAACAATCATATTATGCTCCTCAAAAATAAGTTCTTTTTTCGAGGGTCCATTATGGTAAATTTCTATGTAGCCTTTCATTATTCGTCAGTTAAATCGTAGAGGAGTCCTTGTCCATATGGATGAGGTGCCGGGTCTGTAACGCCTAGGTTTGAGCCGCCTACAGATTCTATGTAGTTTCCTCTAGACCCTCCAGTAATTCCGTATATTAGATAGGAATGAGCCGAGTCTCTAGACAGCTTTCCATTAGCCAAAAAATCAAAATGTTTGAAAACAACTTCTAAGTCTTTCAAGTCATACTCGGATGCTACGCTAGTATATGCAGTATCCCTAAAGGCTACGGAATCTATCGTAATACAGCTGTCAAACTGAGTACTTCCATTAGCTTTTGTAAATTCTAGGTAATACGCAGTATTGGCATTATGAGGTCTGTTACCATGCCTTACAAATGTGGTATCTTGCTTATTATACCTTGTTCTACTATTCTTCGTGTTAAAGTTTACCTGAGTTGTCATCCATCCAGTTTTAACTCCTAGGGAGTCATACTCGATATTAAAGTTACTTATTGGAATTATATTCCAAGAATTATTAGATTTATTTAAATTTTTCCATTCATTTTTTCTAGTATTATAAAAGAATTGGTGTAGGTCTCTTTCAGCGTAATTTGTAAAATCTAACTCAGGAACCGGGTCTGTATAAATTCTAAACCCTAAACTATCGTTAAGATACTTAGCTTTAGCTCTAATAGTCATATCGTAACTCCTATCTGGAATTAAAGAATTCGGGCTGGAGCTATGCGCTTCAACTAAACTTACAGCGCTTACATTAGTAACACTGAGTTCGCTTGCGTAAGTCCCAGGAGTACCTGCTACATTCCCTTGGAAGTATAAGTCTAACTGATATTCATCCGATACTAAGAAACTGCTACTTACAGTGAAATCTGTCTTAAATGTGGTCATAGAGGTAGAAGCCGGTATATTAGGTATATCGGTTATTAGAGGATTCCTTCCCCAAGTATTTCCGGTTTTTAAATCATAAGACACTCCACCTCTTTCTAATTCGCTTAAGTTCCTTACCTGATATCTAATCCCACTACAGGTAGAAGATGAAGTTTGATACGATACAGATAAAGTATAAGTCTTCCCAGGTATAAGACCTCTAATAGCTCTCACTCCCTGGGAGGAAGTTCTTAGGATGCACGAATCGGAAGAACCACTAGCCCCTCCGCCTGAAGCCGTAGCTTGAACATATCGCGTAACTCTATCTTTATTATGATTAGTTACAGAAGATGCTATAATCTCCCCTACATTATTACCTCCCGTATAAGCTGCTGGAGTGTTATCATGGTCAATTAATTCCCATCCTGCGAGGGAAGATGTGAAATTAAGACCGTACTCAGTTCCACTTGCAGAAGGTAAATATTTAAACTCTCCGTTCTTAATTAAATTTTTATTTCCATCTAAAGAAAATCTTAAAGACGCATTTTCATCTAGAGAATCATTATTCATATCCTGATTAAATAAGGATACACTTCCATACCCTTCGGTGCTTCCGGAGTCTGCGGCATAAACACTACTTGTTTCGTTAACAACTACAAAAGACTCGGTGCCTCCGGCTGCCTTCCCTACTAGGTCTACGTTTTCTAAAGCAGTCTTGCAGACCTTGTAAGAATCCCCGGAAGTATGTAAATACTTAATCTCATCTAAATGAGATTCTGTCGGAGTATCTGACATAGAATTAAATACAGACGCGCTTAACGCATAGTTTATACCACTGGCTGATATGTATGTCTTACCATCCATACTTGGATTATTAAAAATATACTTCCAATGAGGGTAATATGCTATCGTGTCTACCGTGTTATTATTAAATGCAGAGTTAGTAGAAATTGAGCCTAAGTTTAATCGTCCTCCAAATGTAAGATTATGATTGGCGAGCCCAGGTCCATACATATGTGCAGCTAAATTCCTACCTCCATAATTCTTCTCAAGGAAGAATTCATCGTCAATATACTCAGCAACTTTAAATAACCTAAATGATTTATTAAAATATTGAATATAGTCGAAGTAACTAGAGTGGACGTCACTTCCAAATGAAAAACCATCTAGAACATCATCCTCAAACGAATCAGTCTCACCTCTTTTAATTAAATGTTTAATTATAACTTGCTTAAGTCTTGGAATCTCGTTTCTGCTTATAATCACATCACAAGGAGCTGAGAAGGGAGCTCGGCAAGGGAAGGTAGAGGATACATCTATCTGGCTGAAAGTTGCTTCTGAGTGTATCTTAGCTCCTCTACCGTTGGGAAGATAATACTCTGTCCCAGGCTGCTCAATGCTTCCTTGATAAAGTGTTTCCATTGCCGACATGGCTAAATCATTGGACGCGTCGTATACGCCACTGAAATCTCCGGAAGTTGAGTAAAAATCTCCAGAAGAAAAATTAAATCCTAGTGGGATAAATTCTCTAGTATTAACGTCTAAATTTCTAATACCGGAAGGTTCCGTGGAACTCGCGTTGAGGAATGCAGTAGGGATAGGCATTCCTTTTCCATTTCGACTATAAAAATGAGGGGTTGAGTCGAACTTTAAATTTCGTCTTCTTCCTGTACCTCGAGGTGAGGCAGCGTGGGTCACTAGGACCGGAGCTCCAGCTATTGAAGATACGGTCATTGCAGTTGTTACTAAATTATTAAATATGTATTGGTCACTATCCCCTTGTGCAGATAGATTTAATTCATTCTTAAATATTCTAATACATAGCCCATCCTCTACAAATATATCTGATAATTGGTTGTACGTATCCTCTAAAGACTCCGTTGCAAATAGTTTAACTACTACGTGGAAAGGTGCGAACTGCTGAAATATACTATTAACATTATACATAATAGTAGGGACATCCATGGCAACTCCGCTAGCTCCACCTGTATTATGCGCTAATGCGCTTAGCTCAAGATTAGAAAATACTAAAGAGCTTTTTGAACTCCAGTAATCTAATAGATTTAATTTAGAACCTTGCCCAGAAGCGATAACTGACGCTAAATTAGGAGGTACTTCCATAGAGCTAGTATGGAATTTCCATTTATCGTTCCAGCTTAAATTATAAAGGCTATCATCTTGATAATCGGTCTTCTTAAGTATTTCTAATAGGGAATCAACATAAGATTCGGGTATCTCTAACCCTCCCCCATCAGCTGCAAATCCTGATATAGCATTGCGCTTTCCTTTTAGAACTTGTTCTATAATTGGTAACTGCGAAGAAGTTAAATACGTATTATCGTAAAACCTGTCATTCTCCCAAGGAGGTACTTTTACCCCAGCCTTGCCTCGATGGTAAAATCCTCTAAACTCAGGATTTCCTTCTTCCCAGGTATTTAAGGAGAATTTTTTACCGCTATGATAAATTGCTCCTCCCTCCGGGGTAACCGGAGATGGGGGTGTATTATCATGTATAGCTTTTAGAACATAATCCGTAGCGAATCTGTAATTTAAATCGTGGTTGTCAGAAGAATAATGGTCATTAGGTATGCCTGCTAAAGTATCGGCATTATAATCTGAGTCATTTAATACAGCGGACTCCGTAGCGATTAAGTAATAAATCATTCTTGGGAGATATCCTTCCCAAGTCTCCGTCAGATTCTCTACCACGTCAATCTTCTTACCTGGGAATACTAAATCAATAGCATCTTCTAGAGAGCGTCTAGTTCCCTTACTTTTGTATAAATGAACTGCCTTTCTTAATTGAGCTCTCCATCTATCAGCATCTCCAGTCATTAACTGCCACCCGATTAAAGATGCTAAATATTGTAAAAATTGAGGAGGGCACCTTTCAATATCTATTAGGTCTCCTAACTCCTCTATTACCATATTTACATCATAGAAGCCATAGCTAACCGCTTGTAAAAATTTTGAAAAGGCTCCTCCCGCAACTTGTCTAGGGCTAAAACTTCCATTGGTTAAATATAAGTCTAAATAAGTATCTAAAGTGGTTGAGGTTTCATCAGCCTCATCATACCATATTTTAACTAAAGTTTTTAAACTTTCCAGCTGCTGAGTTCCCGAAGCATGTATAAGTCCAGATACTTCTGAGTCTGCTCGACCTAGAAGGTTGGGAATATAAGCTGCGGAGGCGGTGGTTACTTCTCTGTTTCTCCATAGATATTCAAACAATAAACTCACGCCGTCTTTTTCAGTATAAGTCTTATTATCGTAAATATCCATCATTGCAGATACTACTCCAGCAGAAGGGTCCCATCCACTTCCAGGACCTTTAGAATTTAACACGTAAAGCCACGATAGATTCTGAAATAAATAATTATGCGTTAAAGGTAAAGTTGATACAGTAGAATCTACATACGTCTCAACACCCTCTTGAAATGCCGTGGTAGGCTTATTGAGAGGTATTTGGTGTAATAGTGTACTAGACACATAACTTTTAAATGCAGTCCTATTAGGGAAAGCATCAAAAGAAGTCTGCAGAGGTTTTAAGATTTTCTGCTCGAATACCCAAGGTCTTATATTAGTTAAGTTATTCCTTGAGATGAATAGTTGCCTTATAGATGAGACGTTAGTAGAACTCACATTGGTAATACTTTGAATATCCTCTACTGTTTTAAGAATCTTACCTAGTACGGTGTAAAGAATATCTTCTTCTCCTCCGTAAATAGAATAATCCGTATCATCATAAAGGTCAGGCACCAAAGAATTAATTACCTCTATGTAATTATGCTTATAGTACTTACGACTCTTTCGTTTGCCTATACTTCCTATTCCTGATTTCTTTGCCATTTTACACGTACTCTATAGCAAATTCTATGTT